AAACTACGTGCTCGCCTTGCTTCCAGAAAGAGCAAGCGCAAACGCACACAAGCCGCTCGTAAGCGCAAGATATCCCTCCGCAAACGCGCATCTTTGGGGTTACGACCCCGTAGACGCTGAAAGACCTCCCAATGATACACCATGAAAAAACTCGTGACGGCGGAAAACTAGAGGCAGACGGAGTACAGATCCAGTTCTCCCTCTCTCATCCTGTGCATACTCATACGCTGTGTGTGACTGCCAAGGGCAAAGACCGTTTCTCGGTGTTGACCGCTGCCGTGGAGTCCCTGTGTGAACGGTACTCGCCGTGTGTGCTTCACCTTCACTGCAACAACACACGCGCACTGTTTCAGCCGCAAGTACACAGACTCCATCGGTGTTGGACAGGAAACGGTCAAGCAGTGTTCGTGGAAGGACGCGAACACCGTAAAAGTGCAGCAGAGGTCTGCACTCTTGCCCAAGCAGTTCACAACAGGGTACTGCTGCGCCAAGGCACCAACAAACTAGAGTTCTACGAAAGCCAACCTCTTCTCCGTGACATCCGCCGCATGACCCGTCCACTGGAGTGGGCTTCTGTACACGAAGAGTTCATGTACGAAACCTCTGGCGCAGGCATCCGTGGTGTGTACGCTCTTACGGAAGCCGTGACCACACACATTGACAGTGTACAGACTGCTGCTCTGCGCGAGTACTACAGCCACGCAGCGGCTAGACTGAACGCACTACAACACGAACGGGGACAAGGCTTTGACCTGCGCCGCTCGTGTTTCGCAGAAGCGGCTACGCAACTGGTACTGCCCACACTGGTGCTGCTCACTGATCCGCATCCGTTTCGCACGGCTGTTTACAGCGCATTTGTGAATTCAGGCAGCGAATACATTAGTAAAACTACCGAATTCATAAATGGTTACGCCAGTGTTATATCAGACTTGTTGGGCAAGAGTACACCAGACACCGATACATAAAGGGGAGGACTGTATGGCAGGAATGCGCGATTACCTACTGTGGCTGAAGCAGAACCAAGAGAACACACCCGCTTGGCGAGACGCAAAGCGGTGGCAGGACCGAAACCAAAGCCCACTGCCCAAACAGCAGACCCCCGAAGACACGCGGTCGGGTCTGCCTGATGGTCACGAACAGATTGAAGAAACGCCTGAAGAATGATCAAACGATTTCGTCATGTGCCGCCGTCGGTGGCATTGAGTGAGAGCATCACCGCAGAGACTGCTGCTGACGGGCGCAAGTACTCCACGCCTGATGGTGTGTTTCCGTCTGTGACCACCGTAACAGGGTGGAAGAAGCGTGCGTTCTTTGCAAAGTGGAGGCGTGACAATCCGGAAGAATCCCAACGGGTTCTGCGCCGTGGCACAAACCTACACAGCATCATCGAGTCGTACATCCGAAACGAGATGAGCGAGGAGCAGTACCGCAAGTCGTGCCGTGAAGCCACTCCTGAATGGGATATGTTCTGCTCCATGCAGCAGTACATTGACTGTATTGATCCGGTTCGGGCAATCGAAGTCCCCCTGTGGTCTACCCGTGTGGGGCTTGCAGGCAGAGTGGACTGTATTGGCGAGTACAACGGCAACCTGTCTGTGATTGACTTCAAGTCGTCCAACAACCCCAAGAGCCAGTCAGATATTTCAGACTACTTTATGCAAGCCACTGCGTACTCCCTTATGTGGCAAGACCGCACGGGTGAAGCAATTCCCCGCATCACGATCATCATGGGCGTGGAGTCTACAGGGGAATGCAGAGTATTTGAAAGTGAAGTTAGGGACTGGATTTCTCCCCTTGTGGACGCGATACGGCTGTACAAACAGGAACAGCCGCAGACCACAGGCTGAAAACAAAGACTACATATTAGGCTTATGAACCGATTCAAGGAACATTTACTTGAAGGCGCAAAGTCTTCCACTGGCAAGAATCTCCACTTGGAGCATTTGGAGGACGAGATCATCAACAGTGGATACGCAGGGTTCCGAGCCGCAGCAAATGCCGTGTTGGGCATCATGGACACCCTTCGCGCAAACGCGCCTACAAACTACGACATCACGGTGAAGTGGGATGGCGCACCCGCAATCATCTGCGGTATTGATCCCCAAAGCGGACGCTTCTTTGTGGGCACGAAGAGTGTGTTCAACGTGACACCCAAACTAAACTTCACGAACGCGGACATTGACGAGAACCACCCGTCGCCTGGACTAAACGAGAAACTAAAGATTGCACTGAAGCACCTACCCAAACTAGGCATCACCGGAATTCTACAGGGCGACCTCTTGTTTGATAAGTCTTCTATGAAACGAGAAACCATTGAGGGCAAGCGGTACATCGTGTTTCAGCCAAACACCATTGCCTACGCGGTGGAAACCAAGTCCAAACTGGCAGGGCGAATGGCAGTGGCACAGATGGGCATCGTGTTCCACACCGCTTACGAAGGCGACTCCATTCAAACACTTACTGCTCGATTCAATCCGGATCTGAGTGGGCTGCGCAAGACTCGTGATGTGTGGTACGACAACGCCACCATGCGAATGGTGAACGGCGCAGGGCTGTTCACAGACAGCGACAGAGCAACCATCACCAACGCGCTTGTGAATTTGGAAGCCAAGGCAAAGGATCTGAAGACCATGTTTGCGGTGCTTGGGCGAGAAGAAGGCTTGCGTGTGCGACTCAAAGAGTACATCAACTCTCAAGTGCGTTCAGGCAAGACCACTGGTGACGCGGACGGCTTTGCCCACTTTGTGCAGAGTAAAGCAGAGGCTACCCGCAAGAAGCCGTCAAACAAAACTGTTCCCATGTACGAAATCATTCGCAAACACCGCAACCAATTGAATCGCCTGTTTGCACTACATAATGCGTTGAGCAAAGTAAAGATGGCAGTGTTGGACAAGATGGGCAAGATAGAATCGGAAGTGTCGTCTTTTGTTCGCCAAGGCAGTGGATACCGTGTCACTGCTCCGGAAGGATTCGTAGCAATTGATCGTATGAGCAACAGTGCAATTAAACTTGTAGACCGTTTAGAATTCTCACGAACTAACTTTACACTCCAGAAAGACTGGAAGAAATAAATTGTCTAACCAACAGTTGGTGTTCTGAGACACTGCGGGGAGGTGATCTTTAGTGGCTAGAAACTCTAAATCATCAGCGACCGGAGACAAGGCGAAAGCCATTGTTGTAGCCTTCGGACGCTTCCAGCCACCAACATCAGGGCACCAACTGTTGGTAGACAAGGTTATCTCTTACGCAAAGTCAATGGGTGTGGACTACGCGATGTTCAGCAGCAGAACCCACGACAAGAAACGCAACCCACTGCCAGCGCACCGCAAGTTTCACTACCTCAAGAAGTTCTTCCCTGACGGCAACTTCATTGACTCTGATAAAATCAAAACCCCTGTCGATATGCTTGCCTATTTAGCAGAAATGGGATACCGGAAAGTGTGGTTGGTGAGCGGCGAAGACCGTTTCGCGGAGTACAAAAAGTTTAGACGGTTTTTGGATCCCAAGGCAACCACGCACATTCCACTACAGTCCATCGACTTTTTGGAAGCAGGCAAGCGCGATCCGGATGCAGAAGGTGTGCAGGGCATGAGCGGCAGCAAACTACGCAAAGCAGTTGCAGACGGCGAGTTTGATAAATTCGCAGGAGCCATGCCCCGTCGAGCAAACACGCGAGACGTGCGTGCGCTGTTTGATGAACTGGCAGCGGCACTGGTGGTGAAAGAGGGCGCAGACTACTCAAACATCTACCGCTGTGCTGCCATTCGGCTGCTGGAGAGCGACAAGTACAAGCGGCGACCGCCCACTCCTGGACAGACCGGAGGCTTCTCCAAGCACAATAAACGGTTCCGCACCCCTCCGTGCAAGATTGACGAGGACTTGGGCAGGTGGTTCCGCGAGAAGTGGGTAGACATCTCACGCAAGGGCAAGGACGGTGGCTACGCGCCCTGCGGTCGGGCTGACGCGTCCAAGGGTGCGTACCCCAAGTGCCGTCCGCTTCACAAGGTAAGCAGCAAAACACCCGAAACGGTGGGAGAGATGGGCAAGGGTGAGCGGAAAGCCGCAGTGCGCCAAAAGCGTCGTATACAGGGGGGAAACCCTCAAGGAACGGGAAATACCCCCAAACGTGCCACGCACGCGAACATCAAGAAGTCTAAATAATAGACACCAAGGAGACAATCAAAAATGGAAAGCAACATGGTAAACAAACTCAGCAGCCTGCTTCGGTTGGGACTAGTCAGCAAGAACAATGTGCGCAGAGCCACCATGTTGTTGCAGCAGCCAGACAAGGCAATGAGCAACCCTGCGTACCGTACCCTCATGCAGGACATTCTTGTGGACATCATGGACCGCATTCTGAACAGCAAGGCACTGTACGCTGCCGTGCGTCAGAACCTTGTGCGCGAGCCTGTGACCGAAGACGTGGGCGAAGAGCGCACAAAGACCCTGCTCCGCAGTGGGCTAGTGCCAAAGAAGGACATCATGGTGGCACGTCGTGCCCTGTCCAGCAAGTCCAAAGCCAAGAGCATGGCAACAGTGAAAGCGTACCGTGAACTAATGATCGACCTACTGGACTCGATGGTGGGCAAGATCACAGGCAATCCCACCCTGTACAACGCGTTCAAGCAGACAATGGGCAAGCAGAAGGTGGAAGACATGGAAGAGTCGTTTGAGCAGCCCAACGAAGACACCATTGCAGAACTGCTGCTCCACGAAACAGCGGCAGAACTACTGGAAGCCAACAAGCCCACGAAGCCTGATCTGTGGTCGCAAGCCAAATCCAAGGCTCGCGCCAAGTTCAAGGTGTACCCCTCTGCTTACGCCAACGGCTGGGCAGTGAAGTGGTACAACGAACAAGGCGGTGGGTGGAAGAGCGTGAGCGAAGGCAAGACCTTCTTCCGTTTGCAGGAAGAACTTGGATACGGAACCAGCGGAAAGACCAGTGCCCAACGCGAAGAAACCCGTAGCCGTGCACGAAAACTGCGTGACAAACTTGAGGGCACAAAGGACAAGAAGGCAGTAAAGGAATCGGCACTAAACGAGAGCGAGTACAGCGAAGTGCTCACTGGCTACCCCAATCGTGGCGTGGACACCGATGTGGAGCCGGTAAAGTACGACGCGGATCGCCTTGCAAAGATCAACGGAGTCCTGACCGCTCTTAGTCGGTACACCTATCAGCACACTTCGGAAGCCATGACTCGCATCCGCACACGCCTGAACCTGTTCATGCTGGACTTCCAATGGACTCCGTGGAAGTGGCAAGAAGGCAACACCGGAGTGTTCACCCTTGACGTGGTAAAGTTTGGTCGCGTGGACGGTGTTGACGCGTACACAGGCGAAGTTCGTATGGACGGCAGAGCGAACCCCATGAGCGGGTTCTCGGAGTACACTCTCACGGTGAACGTGAGCGTTTCGGACAACGGATTCTACTCCGTGCAGTCCAGCCTCCAGCCCAAGTTGAGCCTTGTTCCTGAAGGCACAGAGGCTGACGGCGACACCATTGAGGAAGACCTACAGACTCCTGCTCGTCAGCGAGACATGGAACACGCGATTCAGCGTGCCGAAAACAAGGCTTCACGAGGTTACGAAGCCAAGATGACCAAGACCGGCAAGGCTGCTGCTCGTGGACGCAAGCAGGAAGCCAAGCACGATGCTGCTGCACGCCGCCTGATCAAGAAAGACCAGAAGGAATACGCTTCGTCTAAACTGTACGGTCGCGGCGGAAAGGTTGTGAAGGAAGAAGCCGAGAAATTGACCGAGGTTCGGAAGCAAATGGGGAGTGGGACATGGAGAAAGTCGGGATCAGAATTCGACAAAGAGACTGATGCTAACACTTGGTTGAAGTCCAAAGGATACAAGTTCCTCACCACAGACGATGACGGTAATTCTATCTACGCCAAAGGTCGTTCTCGTGCTTACATTGCATCGGATTCCTCTAGTGGATGGCAAGTCATGGTCAAGGAAGCCCTCATCGGCGGTCAGAAGAAACTGGATGTAAACAAGAACAAGCGTCTTGACTCACAGGACTTCAAAATGCTCCGTGCAAAGAAGAAGCCAGTAGAAGAAGCCCTGATTGGCGGTCAGAAGCGACTTGATGTGAACAAGAACAAGAAACTGGATTCACAGGACTTCGCCATGCTCCGTGCAAAGAAGAAGAAGCCCGTGCAGGAGCAGGAGCAGAAGAAGCCGTGGTGGATGACCTCTACCGCAGCAGAACTAGCCGCCGCTGCTCAATCTGCTTCGGACGCTCGTAAGGGTGAAGAAGCGGAGAAGCGCAAGCGTCACGCACAGCAGAACCGCCGCATGAAGTGGACGCTTGCGGACAAAGCGCAGGGGAAAAAGACGGTCAAGGAAGCGGCTATGGGCAAGCCCAAGAAGATGAAGATGCTGCGCAAGATCAAGGACGGCAAGGTTGTGAGCCAAAGGGTAATCCCTGTCCCCGATCCAACC